AAGGTTCTGTACAATACCAGCATAAATAGCAGGATTAGTTTGTGCAAGAGTTTCCTTAGTAATAGATTGAGTATGAGTTACTCTACGAGCAGCTAAAGTTAATGATTCAGGAACCATATTAGCACTTGCACCAGAAGCATCTTCAGCAACAAATGCTGCAGTATCTTCAGCCATAGCAGGAACAACAAAGTTACCTGTTAAACCAGGATAGAAAGACACACCTAAAGTTCTAAGGAAAGCCTCACCTGGAGAGGTAAGAATATCTAAAGAATTAGCAACATCTTTGTTTATGATTCCAGTATCAGTAGTAGTAAGGATAGGATCAGCTCTAAAGCTTAATGGTCCGTTACCTTCAATAGCACTTCTAAGGAATGTTTGGAATTCATCACCAGCATTTCTATCTTCAACTTCATCAGTTTCAATAGTTACTTCCTTTTTAGCTAATTCATCAGCTCTTTCAACAAGCTTAATGTCACCATCAATAGTTGAGATTTTTGTACCGATCCCATCGGCTTCTGTACGAAGTTCGTCAGTCATTTCTTCGATATCCATAATTGCATTATATCTAAGAGTCAACTGAGTTCTTTCTTCTTTTAAGTCATTTAATTTTTTCATAACTAATTTATTATTTTTAATTTAATTTCAAGAATTTCTTCTTCTTATTTATAGATTGGGATCTATTTTCTTCTTCCATAGGTTCCTCTTCATCAACTGGTTCTTCAACCGGTTCATCTTCAGATGGTTCTTCAGGTGCATCTTCAGGTGGAGTAATTGCTTGCTCCACTAAAGTAGTAAGCTCTTTAGCCATACCTAATATAGCATTTAATTGATCTTCATCAACCTCAAGTCTAACCTTTACAGGTTCCTCTGTTTGTTCTTCATCCCTTGCTTCAACATTAGTTTCAGCATATGCCGGAAATGTTACTGCTGATACATCCCTAAGTTTAGCAACTTTGGTAATTGTAACAACTTCATTTCCTTCAATAGTTTCTTGACGATAACCATCTTTCTCAGGCAAAAAGGCAAAAGAGTTTTGGAATATATCTCCTCTTTTAACAAGTTCATATACATCATTTGCATAGCTTGTATCTGGTAATGTAGCTCTAAAGTACAATCCTGTTTCATCAGACCTTAGTTTTAAGGTGCCGTTTGTTGTTCTTGCCATTACCATTTTATTATCATGGTTGAAGTTCAACACAACATCTAAATCATCTCTCTGTAAGACATCATCAAAGGCTCTTTCTTCAATAATCTCGTAGAATGAATTGTAAAGTAACTTTGAGCGTACTCCGTAAAGTGCAGCATATCCTTCTAAAATCTTCTCATCTCCCTCTTCAACTGCTCTAAACTGAAGGTCTTTTACTTCATTAACCCTCTCTTGTAATTTGTTATACTTATGTTTCATAACTATATGTTATTTTATTTATTCAGGTTGTGGTGGTTCAGTACTATCTCTATCTTCAATAGGTATTGTTTGACTTGACATATAATGCTTATCACCATCATCAAATGTAGGTAACCCTTCTAATAAAGCTATTTGGTTAGGAGTCATAACACCTAAATCCTGCATTGTTTTATAGTATGCAGTCCTTGTTGCAACATCTAATTCCATCATTGCTTGTGTAACAAACTCAATTGACTTACCAGCCTTTCTTTCTTCAGTAGTAAGTAACTTCATTTCAAGTTCTTGTCTATACATCCTTGTTATAGAAGCTATTGTATTAACTCTAAAACCTAACTGTGCTTGTTCAACATTATTGTATTTAGCATACTCATACACACCAACCATATCAGGTGGAACACCATAAAAGGCAGCTATTTGTGTAGTGTCAAACTTAGTACTTTCAATGAATTTAGCATCCACTGGATCTAATGAAAGTTCTTGAATTTCTGTAAAAGGTGGTAGTTTGATAACTCTACCTGCATTGACTGGTCCAACATTAGTATCATTGAACTGAGACATAGATTCTGCAAACTGCTTTTGGAATTGAGCATCAGGTATTTGAGATTTTAGTACTTTAGGTGAGAATGCATTGTTCTCATAGAATGAATCAATTGTATTTTTAGCTTTCCATATTGTACTTAGGTTAAGCCTTTGTACTTCAATAGGGTTGATACCCCATATAGAGTTTTTGGTTATCATCTTAAAATGAAATATATCATTTGCATTTATAATAACCTCTTTAGTTTCTTTACTGTTATTCTTTCTTTCATAAATGATGTAGTAAAGTTGACCTCTGGATATTTTATATCCACCTACCATATTGGATGGTATGAACTGAAACCTTAATGCTCTACCAGTTAACTTATCTCTATAAATTCTAGCAAAGGCATTACCCTTTAGATTACGTTGATATTCTAAAGCTCCAAAGAAAGAGTTTGAAGTAATGATTCCATCTGGTGAGTAATGTAATAAGTCATACCTGTAATCATCTTTATCTATTTGATTACCTGAAGGTGATGATTGGTATACATTAACAGGAAGTCTGGAGATTGTATCTCCTAAAACTTTAATACAAGTGACTGCAGTAGCAATTTTCTCCGCATCCGAATTCTGAAATGTATTTTTACTGTTACCAATAGACATTGGCTCCAAGACTTGCTCATTATAGACATCATAAGTCCCTAATTGAGCCTTAATTTCAGGTACAAGAAACGTTGCAAATCGCTTTTTAGCGTTTTCGAACATAGTTGTATAGTTTATTTTATATATATCAATTTTGCCAGACTGATTTATCAAGCATTGCATTAGCTTCACTATCCATCCAACCACCCATAGCCATACCTAGTGACACAGCACCATCAATAGAGTCCAATGATTTGTTCTTCATCAACTTTATATTAGCGTTTCCATCCCTATATGGTACGGCATTATTGATATTCCACTTAAGAGCAGGACTATTCATTATGAAGTTACCATCAAATATCTCCTTTTCTAACGCTTTAAGTGGTTCGTTAAAGTATTGTCCTCTTTGTTGGAATGGTTTACAAGGAATTTCTAACTCATATAGTTTGTTTATTATTGCTGCACTATTATGAGGGTCATATCTACATATCTCTATTTCAAAGTGTTCCTTTAACCAAGCAAACTTCTCAACTACTAAATCATAATCAATAGTTGGTGTATCACATAACTCTACTATTCCATCCTTTATCCAAGACTTTAAGTTGACTCCACCTGACCTTAAGAACTTCTCAGCATTATTAGCCATGAAGAAATAAGGTAAAGCATAGAACTTATCATCCTTTTTTATCAAACCAACTAAAGCAGTTAAGTCTCTTGTTGCTGATAAGTCAAGTCCAATGTATATCCTTTCACCATATAAGTCTTCTATATTGAAGTCTTGTGTACATTTAGCAAGTACTTCATTAGGGATCCAAGCTGCTTCTTGGTCTACAAAGACATTAAGGTGCTTTGTTAAGAAGTTGTTAAGTTGAGTTATTGAATACTTACTTTGGTTGTACTCACTCATTAAGTCTTCCATATGATTTATATGACCTAATGCTGGATTTGACTTACACCAAGTTGAAGTATCAGCTGGACTATCCTTCTCATCTAAAGTATACATCATAGCAAATGTAGTGTCATCTTCAATATCACCATTAAGTATATTCTGACAATATAACATATGGTTATAACAAAATGAAGTAAGTGAAAAACCTGCTGTAGTGATAAGGAATATCATTGGGTTTTCCCTTGCAAGGATAGATGACTTTATTACATTGAATAGTTTATCATCACTATAAGCATGTACCTCATCTAGGATTGCTCCACTTGCTGAATATCCATCAAGTTTGTGAGCATTAGAGGCCAGTACTTTACTAAATCCTCCTTTAGTCTTGTCCTTGAATATGATTTTATACCTTTGTGCTTCAAGTCGTTTACGTAAAGCTGGTGAGTGATTGATAATGCCTGTCGCATAGTCAAGACATATGGATGCTTGTTCCCTCGTTGAAGCCAACAATAATGATTGTGGATCCTCAACACCATCAGCAATAAGGAAGTATATTTGAAGGGCCGCACTAAAAACACTCTTCCCGTTCTTCCTTCCCATAAATAGAAATGCATATCTATATCTTCTTTTATTTGTACCTTTCCAATAGAACCCAAATAAGGCAGCTATTATAAATGCTTGGAAAGGAAGTAACTGGAATCTTTGGTACCTGTTATCTTTGTTAATGTTGATGAAATAGAAGAACTTAAATACCTTGTCGACCATATCAACTTTGTACTCAAACACATCTTTTCTGTTAACATCCTTCTTGTAATTTTGAACAGCTTTCTTAATCCATTTATTACATACAATAGAACCATCCAAAATACCATAAATGTAAGTACTAACATCGTCCCAACAAGCATCAACATACTCTTCTAATTTAATCTTTGGTTCCATTCTGATAGGTAGTAAGCTATTAACATAGCATGTATATTGTTATGATTATTTACTCTTACTTGTCTCATCATCCAATACACTCTTAGTTCTTTTCTTGTTAGTAAGTGTTGTATGTGCAGCACTTATTGATAAGAGAAGTCTCTTATCAGTAGGTGTTGCATATGCAGTTATTTTCATTTGTGGACAGCAGGTAGAATTATTTAAGTCTTCATATTCAAACTTAATGTCTGTCCTTTTAATTCCTTTATCTACTAATTCTGCAATCAGGTTATTATCAACTGAATGTTGTACTGATGCTACTCTTACATAGATCTTTTTATCCACATTAGTGGATGCTTCAATTCTCATAGTAGTTGTTTCTTTTTATGTTTACAATTATCAAAATGAAATCTGTACATGATAGGTCCACCACCTTTTTTACCACAATGAGGACATTCTACAATTTTACATTTAACAGATTCTTCTTTTAATTTATAACCTAGTTTCCATCCATCTTTAATAAATATGTCGACATATATTTGATCAACCATTTGTCTTTCTTCACCATTATTTATCCATCTTTTACCTGAACATGTATCATATACTTTTCCTTCAGGATGTAAAGCTCTTATATGTTCTTCCGATAAAGGTGGTCTTTTCTTTCCTTTCCAATATCCATGCTTTCCATATTGTGGATTTTTAGCTCCTAATTTTGATAATGAATAGCGTTTCTTTTGTTCAGGAGTTCTTTTCTTTCCTATTAGTTTTTCCCTATGTTCTTTAGTCAATCCGTACTCAAAGCATTTATTATAAAACCTCCAATTACTTATATTGTAGTAAGTAGGATCCTTTAATGCATTTCTTTTCTTTATTTCCTCACATTCAATATCACCTAATTCGAATATGTTTTTGCATCTTTTAAGTATTATTACTTTGAAAGAATGTTTATGTACTTCTACATCCACCTTCAAATCTTTACTTGAGCCATAGTAACCATCATCTAAGTTTCTTGTACAATGTTGACCAATGTATTTTTTTCCATTTGTTAAATTAGATGTCTCATATAAATAATAATGTTTTTCCATTTTATTATTTATATGACAAAGAGCCGTTCTAGGTTCACTTAGAATATGACATCAAATTCATCATCACTTTTACTTAACTCTAACTTCATCTTTTGTCTTTCGTTAGGTGATAAGATAAGTGATCTAAATAATGATTGGATGTTCTTTAATGTCTGTTGATATATGTCGATTGACCTATTTTTCTGAAAAAAGCTATCCTTCGTTGGATCTCTTGTAACATCAATCTTAATACCATTCTCTCTAATGTCTTCCTTAGTAATCTCTAGTAATTCAACATTGAATATAATTTCATCTAATAGTATTTCATCAGAGTCATGCCAGAGTAATTGTTCTACGAGGTACTCTTTAATGGTTTCTTTTAAGTCCATAGTTTTAGTATCATTTAGATATATATCCTCATCTCATCTCTCTTACACTCAAATACAATAGGGCCAATTCTTATAGTACTCATTAACTCAACACAACTACGTACAATCTAAGGCACGTAGTGAACCACAGATAGGTACAGAAAACTACAGTGGTGTGAATTCT